GGAACCTATCAGTAGCGTTCTTAAGATCGATGGAGAAATACTCCACCGAATCCCATAGGCGCACCTTGTCAAGGAAAGAACCTTGGTCAAATGTCACATCCTGCGGAATCCTCCGTAGGACCGAGAACAGGAAGAGATGCACCGGAAGGAGGACCGTTTGGGACCAATAGTCCAGAATGGCCACCGTCCGGGGCTTTTCCCTGTCCGCAATCCCAACCAGCCTGCGAAATCTCTCCCCATTGATAGGGAAGAAATCTGCCAGCTGGGGGAGGAACCGCCTGAGTAGGTCCATATTATTACGGACCGTCTCACCTCCAAGGAACCCAATGGAGGCAATGAGGGACTCAGGAAGAGCCCCAAGGTCTGCTAGTGCAGATCACATTGCCGGACCATTTGGGCCCGCCTTGGTGGAGAGGTGATATTTGCTTCATGAGGAACGCTGAAAGTCCTTGGTACTCGTAGGGCGACCAAACCCTAGTTCAGACCAGAATCCCTTAACATCTTTAACCCAACCCGGATACTCGCTTCACGAAGCGGGCATCTTAATCGGGAGGGTGTCAAGGGACTTCGGGTAGACCAGGGACCTCGTCGTAATTAGAGCTGTTAGAACAAGCCTGATGATATTTCGTCAGTGTTCAGTTTTCAGGTCGGTTCCGAGCGAGTGTACGCCAAAGTACTTTCGGAGCTTTCGTCTCTCTCGTTTCGCCTCCGGGGAAGACTCGGGGGCAGCAATCCATTGAAGGAATGCCGCCCTGGCCCCTTTCACAAAGGGGACCACCGAAGTGACCCCACGAGCAAAGAGGACCCTGCGAGTTCTTTCTAGGAAGAATGCAAGGTGTCGGCTTAGCCCACCAAAAGAAGGAGTAAAGTACTCCATCCGTACTCAGTCTACAATACTGCAGATGAGTTCCCAACGACGGAGGAGCATAATCTGTTTGGCGAGAGCCTTACTAGTTTGTGTCTTCCGTTTACGGTAATTCATTAGCACTTGTAGGTGCGTGAGCACTAGGTAAATGGCCCGTTAAGGACCTCCACCCACCCGGGTGGAATCTAGAGCTCCGGGATCCAGCCAGACCTCAGACTACGAGTGTAGCGAGCTCTAGTCCCCCCAGAGAAAACCTCTGTGGAAATGGAGTCACCCTCATACCGAGGACCTACGCGCCTAGCCCCAGCTCACGAAAGTGTACCCGGGAGACGACAGTGCTTAATCCCTTTGAATGAGGACTAACTCCATGACAACAGAGGCCCACACCCAAGGACGGATGGGACTGGTAGCTAAACAGTCCAAGACTCACTGACCGGCCCGGGCCATTACCCCGGAGGCCTCCTTTAACAGAGGCCCACTCGGTCAGAGATTACCGACGAGTGCCTGCCCTCTTTCGGAGGACAGTAAAG